TCAAATTTAGTCGTTACGAGACAGTCCTTAACCAAAGCAGCACTGAGGTTGCGCACCATGATCCATCCATCAGCCCCCATGATTGGGTGCATTTGGCAGAATTCAAGATGCTCAAACTCAAACGCTGGTGGTTCTGCGACCATGCGGAACCCCATCGTTAAGAACCACTCATCCAAGCCTTGAGTAAACTTGTCCAAGTCGTCGCGCTCCATGAACACAACACAATCATCGCCATTATTTACCAACTTGATGTCAACCCCTCGCAACTTTGCGTAAGTCCACACCAAGCCACACATAATAATGCAATTGCCCAATGCTGTATTCATGTCGCCGCTAAATCGCTTTCCACGAACTTTGTACCTAAGTTTGCCATCGGGGGCAAATGCTAACCCACGGTTATTCATTTGCCATTCCAACAGCCGGCGCAACTCCTCAGATTGGAAAATAGCATTATAATTGCTATGTTCCCACCCTAATATTGCAGGTCCAACGTGCATGTCAAACTTGGTAGCATCCAATCCCAACGCAACAGGTCGGCGGAAACTATCCCACTTGGCACGACAAATTCGGGCGACATCCACCACAGTGTACCCTTTCATCACTGTGGGCCCATCACCAAAAATTTTGGCTATCCGCCTATACAGCCTATGTTCCACAACCTTGATGTACTTTCCCAACATGAGATTGTACTCAGGTTTGCGAGGCTGAATCACCCTAGGCGCTCCAGATAGCTTAACTTTTTCAACTTTTACAAACGCAACACTCGTTGCATGCTTTCGCTTGAGTCCATACATGCGCAGATTTTCCTGCGCTCGCTCATAAATTGACTTTTTACGACCCTTGTACGTGTCCACTACTTCTTCAGTAGTGAACGGGGTGGCACGAAATCTCTTCACGAGTAGCCCATGAAATTCCCGCAAGACGGAATCAACGTAATCACGCTGCACTAACGGGGCTGGTTCAAACCCTTGACCAACCTTACAAAAATACATGCGCTCCAACAGAGCGCTACGGAGTGTGTGTATGTCCCCATTCCATATACCCAGCGAGCCCTGGGGCCCAAGTCCAGTGACTTGGTATAACTCGCGTGGTTCGACCTGCGCCTGGCCGTATGTCACGTGCAGGTCAGGGTGATCCAAAGTGGAAACTTTGGTCACCCCACGTGACATAGCCAAGCGCCCTCAGGCTCGCTTGCCAAACACGGAGTATGCTAAATTGGCCATACACCGTGTTAACCCATTGGCTAGTCCATTTCTACGTGCAACAGCCCAGCAAGCTATTAGCTCTTTAGCTTCTAGCTCACTGTCAGAGTTCACAAATACTAGCTCGACAATGGTTGGCAATAGTTGCGCAACATGAGTTGGACGCACATTAGCCTTGCTCATCCTGTCCAAGCAAAACTTCCGCACAGCCAGCAAATTAGCATGGTTGCGTGCTGGACAACCAAACCTATTCTTCGCTTCGTGTATAAGGCTGCGCATAAAGGGTGTGCGATTTTTGACCACTAAGTGATCAGTGACTTCCAAATTTGGCGATTTATATGTGACTGGTCCCACAACGGTATCTTCAGGTTGCGTGTTAACCAGGTTGGGCGCCGTCCCAACAGAGAATCCACGAGCCTCAATAAAGGTGAATTCTTCACCAGTGCTTTGCACTGAAATCAGATCATTTTCCACATATTCCTCGAGCAAATCGGCACTGTTGAGTAGGAGTTCGTCAACATGTGCGGATCTCTGTGCATCACGCTTCATCTTGTATATGCACCATCCCACTGCAATTGGTGCGGCCACTGCAGTGGTGGCTAGTAATACGCGCTTAAACAAATTGGTTGTGGTCATAGTTGGAAGTGAGAGGGGGGTTAGTGTACGCCAGGATGTGGGCGCACGCACCAAGGACCGAAGCGTCCTTCCCTTGCACCAGCCCCTCCGTCGCTGGTTGCTGTCACCACCTTCGTGGTGCCCAGAATGGCTCCTATTTGCACCCTAGGGTGTTATGGGCTGGGGTCTTTTTATCCGCTTGTCTCGGCAAGTGGGCGTTGACATTCCCGCTGTCAAAACCCTTAACTGCCCCCGGTGGTAACCAACCAATCCTTCGTCAGTGTGCGGCTCACTGCTTCCCCGGACAAAGCACCGCCA